TTAAATAAAATAAAATAAAATAAAAAATAGTGATTAAATATTATTAAATGATTAAATATTGGAAATTTTAAATGTTGTTCAATCTGTTTTATAGTTTAGAGGATTTCCATAACCTTCTAATCTAAAATCTTTACCCGCCATCTTATATAAATTCACGTCTACTGAATTAGCGACGGTTTCTGATCCTCTTAATGGATTCATAACCCAAATACATACTATACCGTTAAAACTCTCATCATATGGGTATAATGAATCCGTTGGTGGGTTTCTCTTTAATCCTGGAACTGCTCGAAAAGGACGTTTAAACAAATATGGTATTTCAAATACTGCGCAACCTTTGCCTCGATCTATATCAAAAGACAAGAAATATTGTTGAGTTGCTTGATCCAACGTAAAATTATTTGGTGGATTTTCTATATTTGGATGGTATGATACCACTAGACGTCCTGTATGCATTTGGGAGGCAACAATATCTATCGCATAGATGATTGATCCTGCCCAATAATTGAAATCTCTTGCAAAATAATCCATAGGCACACAAACTTTGTTATTATTATTATAAATATCCTCAGTGTTATTAATGCCCACCTGGAAAAAGTTTAACAATTGTCCAGGAGTAGCTGCTGTAGTCCAAGGAATAGTTTTCCATAATGTTTTAATTTCTGTCATTAATGCGTACATATTAGTCTCTACTTTGTCTGTGCCGTATGTACTCTTATCGGTGTAACATCCTCCATTGTGATTGGTAACTCCCAATCTATCTGTGTACTGCATGATGTTGTTTGCATTTCCATAACCCCATTTTCTCGACATATATGGCGCTGGTTGTAATGTCACTGGTGGGGCATCTAATAAATTTCCTACAAAATCGACGACATCCATAACAGGCTCCAAATTTTCACGAGCCAAATCAAACACTGAATCTACTGCTGTTTTTGCTAAACTAGAGGCCACATCTTGCGCCTTACCAACTACCCAATCCTGTGCCGAATCAATAATTCCTGATTGCTGCATAGACTGTATAATGGTAAGTCTTTCTTTCCTTCTTTTCGCTGTGGTAACAAACTGCATTGGTGGAAATCCTCTAAATACTCCCATAGTAAAATCATCATCAATTCTCGCTTCAATATTTCCTCTTATTAATATCGTACGAGGACTAAAGTTGTAAAATTGTACATAAAACACTGTCATTGGGTTTTCATTTACTGTGGATCCTCCTCTAAAATAACTCGCAAAATTAGGTTGCCAATGTGGTCCTGTTACAACAAACGGGTTATGTTGATCAAATTTTGTATAACCCATGTTCAAATGATATTCCGTATTGTAAAAATCCATGTCTTGATTTTCAAAGGCTATTGGTTGATTGGCAAAAAATACTTTTCCTTCCCATGAAAGAGGTCGTTCCTCGAATGGTTCATTTTTATCAAAAGCTTTAAAATCTCCTTTTATCATAATTCCTCCTCTGAACATACTAAACATGGGGTTATACCTGGCAGTGATTACATCTATGATCTCATTGTAATCTAATCGATACCAAGCAAATCCTGGAGCTCCTGTTTGATCATTAAAGGGTTCAACAGCCAATTGCACGGTCTCGTAAGTCATATCTCTTTTCATCATTTGTGCTAAATCAATTGGGTGATCCGGAAATTGTTTTACTAATGGCTCTACATACACTCCTACTCCTGCACACATCATGGTAGCATTTTCTTGAAAATTTTCATTAACAGTACTAACATACTTGCTGATTGTAATAGCAGTATCCTCATTATCTTCTGCCATACCCGATTGTGGAGTAGATTTCATTTTAATGTATTTCTGACTTTTTGTGGTGTTTTGTACATATTCGGGCACTTTAAATTGCGCATTTTCTATTGAAGCAAACGCACTAATAGTTATATTATTGGTGTTTGCTGTTCCTGTTCTTAACGAATTTAATACCACTATGTAAAATTGTCCTGCGCAATCACCTGGATATTCTAACCAATCTAAAAAATGTCTATATGGTATTGAAAATTCAACAGTCTGATTTTCTACTGGATTCAACACCACCCCTCCCATTTGAGTTAACAACAAGTGCATTGATGGCAAAGGTATTGCGGCAGCCGCCATTGAAGGATAAAATCCACATATTAATCTTCCAGCGTAAAAAGGCGATGCTGAGCACGTAATTTTAAATGTGACGCTTTGAAATCTTGAATATGCAGTCACGTCAAAAGGTGTTTTCAATGCTGGTGTTACTAATATATCATTTGGTATATCCCATTTCTTTAGAACTGTGCCTGGTGTAGCCGATGTAGCCCAACTAATTTGTCCTAATGATGTAAATTTAGAAGCTAATTTGGCTAGTGTCCAGTTTTTATCATTCACGTGTCCTTGCGCTCGAAAATCTGCTGGTTTTACTTTTACATTCCCTGTAACCAATTGTTTCTTAATTGGCTCTTCTTTAGATTGTATAAAAGCTCCATTAACTTGCGTTTCTGAACCTGTTGGATTACTCGTAGTGGCTGGTGGAGCCTCATTTATTACTTTAATGGGTATGTGCTCATCTAATCCTGCTGTTGGATGAGTCGCTTGTACTGACAAAGAATTTTTATCAATACCTGTTATTATTCCTGCTTCATATATTGATTCCATTATTTTCATGTCGTTGTCTAGCTTTTGTTTATCCCCTGTTTTAAATTTCATTTGTTGATAAGGGTGTAATGACGAAAACTTGTCTTGATCTATTTTTGTAGCGTAATCAGGTTGGCTGCCTGGAAAAAATCCGTATCTATGCCATTGCATATTTAATTCTGCAAAGGTCAGAAGCTGCAATTGAGGAGCTTTCCTCAAAAATGCATCTCTTACTTGTTCGAACTTTTCTTCTCCATAGTAGTATAATGCTCTTAATGCCGCATTGGTATTGTCTTCTGTAGCTTTTACTATATCAGCGTTGTTTTTGTTTAATCTTACCCAATAGCACTGTTCGATGGTAGATTCATAATCAGCTAATGGTACGTAAAATCCGTGCATTCTTCCTGTTTTATTCTTCAAAAATTGTATTTCCTTAAAATGTTTACTTTTAGGCATGTCTCCTTTTGATTTATCTGGATCAGTCATAGTTATATTTTTTGAAGCACACCAATCAGCAAATAATTTTCCGTTAAAATAAGGCAACAATGATTCCATTATTTGCTGCCATGTATCATCTCCCCCTCTAATGCCTCTTGTTTTAGTTTTATACACTCTTATACTGCAATCCAATGGTGAAGTCCTTCTAGTTATCGCTAAATATCCTGCTCTGTGTATTATTTCATTCTTATCACAATTTCCATTATAAGTATTTAAGGCTCCTGAAGGTGTTAATCCGTTAGCTGTAAATACTAATTCTCCGAATATGACATCTGGTCTACTAAAAAACTCTCCTAATGTATAGAATTTTATTGATTCTGGTACCACGATTTTTAATTTTACTAATGAATTTATTTTAATATAATAGTCAGCGTAATTAATTACCGCATTAATAAATCGATCCCAAAATTTAAAATCTCCATCCATTCCTTGAGTTCCTACTTCTGTCATCCTTGTAATTAGATAATGCCAATCTACTGATAATCTGTCCAAATTTGCCATATGAGTTTCCTTACTTCGGTAATGCAAATCCACATACCATCCCAAATATTTGCGGCTTATCAAAAAATGTACTATTGAACCAGCCATAAATATTCGTGATTTTGGTTCTTCATATATCTTAGACAATTTTAC